TGAGCCAAGCGAAAAAGCACCAAAACCAACAACTAAGAAAGATGAGGAATAAGCTAACATGGCTGTATTTTTAAATAATACTGTTGGCCTGAAGATTAACGCTGTTGATCTAAGTGACCACGTAACTTCGGTTACTCTCAACTATGCTGCTGATGAACTTGAAGTCACAGCTATGGGAGATACTGCACATAAGTTTGTCAAGGGTCTAGAATCAGGCTCACTAACTGTTTCATTCCTAAATGACACAGCAACATCAAACGTACTACAAACACTTAATGCTGCATTCGGCACAACTGTTGCGGTAAAGATGGTACAGCAGAAAGTTCCAGCAGTAGCTGCAACTAATCCGCTTTACACCTTTGATATTCTTGTCAACAACCTAACACCTATTAACGGGGCAACGGGCGATATGTCTACACAGGATATTACTTTTACGCTAAACTCTGCAGTTACAAAAGCCGACACCGGCACGTTCTAATTAAGTAAAGGGGCAAAAATGGCAAGAATAATAGTAACAAGGGCTGATGGAACTAAGAGCACACACTCAATAAGTCCATCTGTTGAATATGCATTTGAGCAGCAGTTTCGCAAAGGCTTTCACAAAGCTTTTCGTGAGGATGAAAAGCAAGAGCATATCTATTGGCTTGCATGGGAATGTCTACGCCGCGCAGATGCGCCTGATGTCAAACCTTTTGGATCAGCGTTTCTTGAAACCCTAGCTGCGGTTGATGTGGTGTCAGACGATTCCCCAAATGGCTAACGCGCGATTCCTTTACGTATAGAGTTGCTCAGTTGAGCATCCATACTGGAATCGCGCCTAGCGAGTTTATTAACATGGACACAGATTTGCTTAAGGCTTTTTACGAAGTCTTAAAGCAGCAGGCAAGAGAGCGAGAGAATGCCAACAGAGGTAAAAGGGGTCGTAGAGGCTAGGAAGATTTTGCGTAAACTAGCCCCTGAAACCTTAAAGGCATATAACAAAGAGATTGCTGCGCCTTTAAAAGCCATTACCCAGGCAGCGCGCAATGATGTGCCAGGCACAATAGATAACCTATCTCGCTTTAACTATCCAGGCTATGAGCGCAAGAGCCGTACTGGTCGCAACCGCGCTTTTCCTAGTTTTGAAGCCAATGTAGTTAGACGTGGCTTGACTTATTCGTTAGCAAAAAGTAGAAGCAATAGAAGTGGCTGGTCATCGCTTGTCAGTTTACTAAACAAATCTGCATCTGGTGCAATTATAGAAACTGCTGGAAGGCAAAACAGATATGGCAGCTCGCAATCAAAATCTAATAACCCTGATGCCGGTAGAGAGTTTATTGTTAACCTAAATAATGGCATTGGTAGCCTAGAGCAGACCGGGCGCACAGCTAAGACATCTGGTCGTTTAATGGGTAGAAACTTGGTTGAGGATCAAGGCAAAGCCAAGGCTACAATTTTAAAAGTATTGCAACAAGTAGCAGGTAATGCCAATGCTGAGATAGCGAGGTTGTAACGTGGCAATTGTATTTCCTATAGTTACCAGCTATAACGACAAAGGAACAAAGAAGGCAGATGATGCCTTCACCAAGTTAGGCAAGAAGTTCCTTGCCGTATTCTCAGTTACTAAAGTTGTACAGTTTGGTAAGGCTTCTGTACAGGCGTTTAGCGATAGCACAAAAGAAGCGCAATTACTAGCCACACAGTTAAACGCGGTCAACCTAGGATTTGCTTCACCATTTATTAATGATTTTATAGACAAGTTAGAACTGGCTACCGGCGTTGCAGGCGATAAGTTAACTAATGCATTTATCAGCCTATCTCAGGCTACAGGTGATGCAAGCACAGCACAAAAGATTTTAACAACTGCTTTAGATGTTAGCCTTGGAACTGGCAAAGATTTACAGACAGTAAGCAATGCCTTACAACGAGCATACAAAGGCGAAACAACAGCCCTAGCACGTTTACGCATTGGCTACACTACAGCTGAGCTTAAAGGCAAGAAGTTTGATGAGGTATTAGAGGATCTACAGACTAGGTTTGATGGCGCAGCAGGTAAAGCAACAGACACCTTTGCAGGCAAGATGCAAAGACTTGCAGCAGCAGTTGAGCAAGCCAAAGAAGCATTTGGAGAAGGTTTAGTATCTGGACTTGAAGATGCCGATGTCAGCATTGAAGAATTGCAAGAAGGAATCATAAACCTAGGTAAAGCACTAGGTACTTTAAGTGCAGCAGTAGTTGAGTTTGGTAAAGATGCAGAAGATACTTTTAGGGGCATTACAGAGAGCAAAGCAGCTAAAGCTGTAATGGCTTTGTTTGAAGGCTTGGTGCGTGGTGCTGGCTTTATAGTTACCGGTGAGCTAGTTCCTACTATGGATTCAGCAAGTGCTAGGTTAGCTGGTCAGCAAGCAAGAAAAGAAGCAGAACAAAACAGGGCTAGGCTAAGAGCGCAAAACGCATTAACAAAAGCTGAAAAGCGAACAGCCATAGAAAAATTAAACAATGAAAAGAAAATTACATCTGAGAAGAAAAAACAGAATACAGAATCTAAAATTATTGATGAAATCAATAAGCGGTTTGAAATGGATCGTATACAAATTGCTGCTGCCCTAGGCGGTCAGATTAATGACGTAGAACGTCTACGCTTAGAGCTAATGCAAGCCATTCTTGATGAAGATGTAAAGCGAGCCATTATTCTTGAAGGTCAGTTAATTAAAGCTGAGGCTGCTGCTGCTGAGTTGGCATTGCTATTAGATAGCCTAGATGAAATGGTTGGAGATCCGTTTGCTGATTGGCCTGGCACAATTACACGTATTCAGGAATTGCTTAAGACACTTAAAATCAAAATACCTATTGAAACCCTATTTGCTGAAAAGGGTCTACGCCTAGACCAAGAGAAGATGACAGTTACTAAGCTAGACCGCATGGATGTAAACGCTACCAATGTTTACATTAATGGCGCAAGACCTTTAGATCAGTTTGTTAACCCGTTTGAAGAAGGAACTTTAGAACATGCTGTTGCCGAAGGTGTCAAAGCCGATTTAGCCGAATCCGATGCAGCGGCTTTATTAGGAGAATCTGAAGCATTGTTAGCATTAATTGAATCGGAAAGAGCTTTGGCAGAAGCAGAAAATGCAATCAGAGCAGCTGAACTTGCAGCACTTTTTGCCAAATTAGGTCTTGATTCTGAAGGCAACCCAATGACTACAACTACGATAAATGTTAATGTTGAAGGCAACGTTACATCTGCTGAGGATTTGGCTGAAGTTATTACAGACATTCAATATAACTACCAAAAGACCGGCAAAGGCTTGCTGTTAAGCAGTAGGGCGATTTAATGCCAGCACCTACGCTGCGTGTATTTGTAGACTTTGATAGTGATACCGCTTTTGAAATTAACCCATTAATCTTAAATAGCGCAACTGAAGGCATACTAGATACCAATACCCTTGGCTCAGGCACGTTGCCACTTGAGATAACAAATTTAGTTAGTCAAGTTGCAATACGCCGCGGTCGCAATCGTTTGACATCCCAGTTTGAGGCTGGCACAGCTAATGTGACTTTATACGATCAAAATGGTGATTGGAATCCCACCAACCCAAACAGTATCTACTTTCCAAACCTTGTCCCGCTTAGGCAGATAATTATCTACGCTACTTATGCTTCCAATGATTACTTTTTATTCTCAGGCTTTATTACTAACTATGACACAGGCTTTAGGCAAGGCAACGATGAACTAAGCACAGTTACCCTGCGTTGCGTAGATGGCTTTAAACTGCTTGCAGGCTCAGGCATAACAACTGTTACAGGCTCAGGGGTACAAACTTCAGGGGCTAGAGTAAATGCCATCCTAGATGAGATTGAATGGCCTTTGAGCTTGCGTAACGTAGACACAGGAGATTCAACGCTACAGGCAGACCCAGGCACAGATAGAAATGCCCTTCAGGCGTTGTTTAACGTGGAACAGAGCGAGTTTGGGGGCATCTTCCTAGATGCCAATGGCAAAGTTAATTTTGTAAGCCGTAATGCCCTTATAGCCACGCCAGCGTTCCCGGTCTATGAGTTCAGCGATCAAGGCACAGACATCTCATACACCAATGCAGTAGTGGCTTTTGACGATACAAACCTGGTAAATGATGTGACTATCACACGCCTAGGCGGTACTGCGCAGAATGTATTTGACCAGCCTTCAATTGATAAGTTCTTTCTACATTCAGGCCAGCGTTCAGACATCTTGGTACAGACCAATGCTGAGGCTTTGAGCCAAGCGCAAGGCATCCTAGCCACACGCAAAGACCCTGAAGTACGCATAGATAGCATTCTGCTGAATCTGTATGACGATGCCAACCCTAATAAACCATTGGCGGGAATAGACATAGATTTGCTTGATGGTGTAACAGTTACTAAGACTACCCCAGGCTCTAGCAGCGTGGTGCAATCAAGCCTAGTAAATGCTATTCATCACGACATTACCAAGTCATCCTGGATGACTACC